GACTTTCGGGGCACATTGGCGGGTGTCGGATCACTCGGTAGCGCGCTCGCAAATCTTTGGGCTCGCTCGCAATGGGGGCGGTGGAACCTTATCGATCCAGATCAGGTGGCTCCCCACAATGTCGTTCGCCACGAAGCTAACGCCATCGACATCGGCTTAAAGAAGGTGGATGTCATTCGCGGGAAGATTGATGCGGTGTTTGCGAGGCCGATTCTCGCTAAAGCTGTTTACGCTTCTGCAAGTGACTTTGATGCCTCTGAGGTGGAAAGCTGTCTGCGCGAAAGCGCATTGCTCGTCGACGCGTCCACAACGCTCTCCGTGCCGCGCGATTGGTCTGAGCATGATCTCGCTCGCTCGGCATCCGTGTTCTTTACGCATTCGGGGCTTGCATCTGTCTTGATGTTGGAGGATGAGCATCGCTGCATGCGTCTCTCGGCGTTAGAAGCGCAATATTATCGAGCTCTGTTGCACGAGCCTTGGGGGCAGAAGCATTTGCACACCGCAGCACAGATCCGTGTCGGGGCCGGTTGTCGTGATCACAGCTTCGTCTTGTCACATGAGCTAGTTCAGCTCCACGCCGCCCAACTCTCCCGAGCCCTAAGGCAGGGTGTCTTGGAGCCAAATGCTCGTATTGAAATTCGAACCCATGATGAAAACTCGGGTGCGGTGAGTGTCGCATCGATTGCAGTCAGGCCGGTTCGAAGCTTGGAAGGATATTCTTGGAAGGTGAGGTGGGACGAAGGGCTTGAGGACCAGATGCTCGCGATGAGGTCGGCATGCTTGCCGCTGGAAACGGGTGGTGTGTTGCTTGGCATCTTTGACCACAAGGTGCGAACGGTAACGATCGTCGATGCGCGAGAGGCGCCCTTAGATAGCGTGGCTCACCCCGACAGCTTCATTCGGGGTAGGGCAGGGGTGCCAGAACTGGTTGAACACGCTTCATCGCTGACCAGGGGCATGGTGGGCTACATCGGCGAATGGCATTCCCATCCCCCAGGTGTCCGAGCGATTCCAAGTGCCTTGGACAAGGAGCTGCTTGCCAAACTTGAGTCTCGACTTCGGGAAGATGGGCTGCCTGCGATCATGGCGATCGTTGCTGAAAACGAAGTCAATGTGTTCGTCGGTGGCGGCGAGGTAGCTGAAACCGGCGATACGGCTGCGCGGGCCTAGTCATGCCGACAGATTCGCATCTGGGTGCGTCAGAAACGCTTGTCTGCAGTTTTTTCAGAAGATCAATCAGTTGGAATGGCGGACGTACAAGCCTAGTCTTTGCGCAATTTCTATTGATCTTCTAATAAACGTGCAGCGGGATTCGATGTCGCTCCTCCGGCCTGGAAATACCCCACCACACTCGACACTGACCGGTGCTCGGTCAACTGCATGATCGCCGGCAGTGCCACCCCTTGGCGGCTTGCCTCAGTCACGAAGCCTGACCTGAGACTATGCCCACCAAAATCCCCCTCCAACCCGGCCAGGCGCGCCCGTCGCTGCACAATTTCGCCTACGGCGGCCGGGGAGAGAGCGGGGCCGATGCGTTGCTTCCACAGCCGCCGGAAGATCGCCCCCTCGGTGAGGCCTGAGGCCTCCAACCAGTCCTGGAGGGCGAGGGCGGCCCGATCGAGCACCGGCTTATCTGGGGTCGAGGTGACCGTAACCCCGGCCTGCTGGGTCTTGCTGTGCTCCAACCGGTAGATATAGCCCGCCTCGCCAATCCGGCGCAGGTCGCGCAGGTCGGCCGCGGCGATCTCGCTACGCCGGCGGCCGCCACTAGCGAACCCGAAGCAGAGTAGGGCGCGATCCCGAATTCCTTCCAGGCTATCGTCGCAGGTGGCCAATATGGCCTCCAGCTCGGTCAGGGTGATCGCAGTCTTCTTGCGTGGGCGCTCGCCGCGCTTGACCGCGGCCCGCGCCGCGCGACTGAGCACGGTGCGGATTGCCGGCTGCTCGCAGGGATTGGTCACTTGCTTGAGTCGGTGCGCCGTGGACAGCACGGCAACGCGATGGCGCACTGTGGCCAAGGTCCAAGGGCCAAGTTTGGCCTTAAGGCCGGCGGTCACCAAGGCTTGGTCGACGGCTGGTGGCAGTTCCCATGCCAATTCGCCGTCGGTTGAGCGGCGCTGTACGTGATCGACCACGAACTGCAGCACGGTGGCTTCGGGTACCGGTAAAGCCAGCTCGATGCCGTAGCGCGCCGCATGCCAGCCCGCCCAGTACCGCAGGGCGCTGGTGTAGCTGCGGGTGGTGTTCTCGGCCGCAGCTTCGGCCAGCAGCTCGCGGACCGCATCGGCAGCCTGTTGGGCCAGCTGTTCGGGCAGTGCCAGAGAGGTGGCCGTCGCGGCGGACACGGGAATTGTAAAAATATCTTTCATAATATGTAATGTTCGCTATGCAAAGAACACCTTACCCGCGATAATCATCACTTATCAGCAGTACGGAATCAACGGGGCAGGGCGCCCGCCCAGGAGATAGTTCAATGGCTCGCGGCATCACGGAATTAGACGTCCACGGCGCCGCTGATGCGCTTGTCGCAAAGGGCGAGCGCCCAACGGTGGAGCGCATTCGGGCGCATCTAGGCACGGGGTCCCCGAACACCGTTACCCGCTGCTTGGAAACTTGGTGGCAAAGCCTTGGAAGTCGGCTGCAGTCAGAGAGCCCCAAGGTCACAGATGCTCCGGCTGCCTTGGGAAAGCTTGCGGGGCAATGGTGGGCGCTAGCGCTAGAGCATGCCCGTGACGCGGTCTTTGCTGAGTTTTCTGAGGCCAGCGAAGACCTTGCGTCCAAACAAGAGAAGTTTCTTGCCCGGTCCCAAGCACTTGCAGATGAGACGAGCGCCGCCCATGCGAGGTCGGAGGCGGCGATGGCCGCAGAACGCCTCGCCCGGGCCCAGGCCACCGAACTGCAGCGCTTGGTCGATCAGCTTCAACTGCAAGCTGCGGAACTGGCCGGGCAACGCATCGCCGCTATTGAGCGACTTGAGCAAGTGGAGGCCTCACGCCAGGCGCTCTACGACAGGCTCCAAAAGACTGAGGAATCGGCGAGATCTGAGCGCGAGAGCCTGGCCGAGCACGTCAGATCTGTCGAAAACCGCGTATTGGGGGATATTGATCGCGCTAGAGAAGAGAGCAAGGTGATGCAGGCGCAGCTGGCCAGCGCAGTCAAAAGGCATACATCGATTGAAGCAGAGATGCGGCGTAGCCTTGAAAAGGCACACTCAGCCACCGCGGCGGCAGTGCAGATGGCGGACAATCAGCGTGGCCGATGCGCAGCTTTAGAAGAGCAGCTGGCCAAGCTCCAGAACTTGCCGGCGGATCTAGAGGCTGCGCTTAGGCGAAGCCAGGTGACAGCTGGTCCACGGAAGATAAGCTCCAAGCGGCGGGCTAAGAAGGGCTCATCCGAGGACACGAATTAGGAAAACTGGCTTAGTGGTGCCAATCTGGAGACAGCAGTTAGAGCCTATTCTGGTGGTGTGCGACGTACGGCCTGGCAGACAAGTGTCCTAGGACCTACCATCGCGCATCATCGCTCCAAGACGAAAAGTCCTGCCTAGCAGCATCCAGCACGAGGTCGGGCTTAATCGCCAAAAGCGACGATGGCGAGCAGCCTTCCAATAGCGCATGTGGAGCGACGAGCCACTCAATTTCTTCCCAGCCAGACGTTGGACGGCCTTCGGCTACGCCATATGAGCTGCGCAACATCAACAGCAATTCTGCAAATACTGGCAAGGGCCTTCCCGAGGAGGTCAGCTGCCATGCGGGGTACAAATAGTTATCCTTTTCGGGCATCCAGACGCCGAGAATGCAGCCTGATTCCCGGAGTTGTGTAAGTGACTCGCCCTTGCGTGAGTTCAAGGTCAGGCGGAAATTGAAAGCCGCAGGATCGAGCCAGTCGCTCGAGACCTCCGCTCTTGCTTGAACTGAGGCCGGGCTTTCCTTGGGCAAAGTTCTGACCATTGCGTGCCTGCCGGATGAATTGTTGATCACAAGGATGCCACGATCCACCCTCCATGGAACCTGTGGGGAGATGTCAAGTCTGACGGGTGCGGGGCGGCGCGATGTGGGGGATGCTTTCCACAGTCTCCGGGGCAAATGGGGCGAGTTTCCGCGCTTCCTGGAGCCGGCTTTCCGCCGCGATCACGAGGCGGGCGGCTTGATGGTCAGCTCGTCGCCAGATCTGGCGACAAAGACCACACACAAGCCGATAGATCTGCAGGTTTCGGGGGCAATTGATGCGTAATCCACTAAATTCGGGGCGAGGTTAGTGCGGGATACCATCTATGTTGAATGCGCTCAGCATTGGCATAGCGTTGATCGTGTACCGCAAATGTCTGCGTACGTTCACGGCTGTCCAGCAACATCTGCGTTGATTGCCTAGAGTCTCTGCCGGGATCGCCCAGAATTCTCTGCGGTGAACACCATAGGCCCAGCCATTGCCAGCCGGAGCCAACGAGTTCGGCGACGCGTCGACGCACAATGAGCCAGATACGCCATTTCGCATAATGTATATTATGTAATGCAATGGCTGCGCAGGTTGGCACGGATGTTGCCTCTTCCCCTGTCTCACCCAACGAGACGGAACCTCGCCAATGCGTGATCGCACTCTTACCGGCCCTTGGGCCGGTTTTTCGTTCAAAGGTGGCCGCTTGGTCACGCCCGAAGGTCGAGAGCTGCTGCCAGAGGATCTGGCTTGGCTGTCGCTGACCGCCGCGATCGCACAGGAATGGCGGACGATGATGGCCGACACCCGCCGCGGCTATGAACCGAAGGACCGTCATGGAAAGCCTTGTGGCAGTGGCGTCTCACAGGGCCGATCCCCAGCTGGACGTCGAGCGGCCGTGGTCAATCTGAAGGACTACGTGCGCAGGACTTACGAGAAGCGGTCTACGGTGGCAGATCCCGGACCCAGCGCCGCGCCCACACCAGCAGTCCAGGCGGAACGTGGGCAGATGCCATCCTTGCGCGGGTAAGGCGTTGACCGTAGGGGCGCTGCCCCTACACCCCGGCTAGAATGACCGCAGGACGCAGCCTAGGGGGCTTCATGGAACGAGAGCGACCGGAGTACTTGCCCGCCATTCGCAACAGCCGCTGGGAGTTCCCGTGGCTGCTCGTGATAGGAATCGTGCTGCTGGGAATGATGGCAGGCGGGGTCCACATGCTCATCCGCACCAACGCGGCTTGGGCCGAGCGATTCCAGACAGCAAAAGAACCGCCGCGAACAGTGGATCCAAACGCCGCGCGCAACGCCTATCTAGCCGAAATACGTCTGCGGCGAGCAGCGGCTGAAACGGAGGCAAAGAGCGCACGCGCCGCCGAACAGGGTGTGAAGTCTGCCGAGATGAGGTGCATTGGAGGCACCCTCTTCCGCCGGATTCCAGGCGGCTGGGAGAACGTGCCTAACCGGCAGTGCTAACGACCGTGGCCAGCAGCGCTAGGTGACCAACGTAGTACCCGTAGAACGCCCAACGCGTGCGCGGGACTCGTGTGGCGCAAGGGATGACAACAGCGGCAACAGGAACAGCTGCGAGCGCCCACAGATTGCCATTAAACAGGCAGATCGCCGCGAAAGCAGGGACCAGCAACCATGGATGCCGGTGGCGAAACGCCGCCCAGCTCAGCACCACGAATGCTACGCCGGCCCACTGGTAGTCCACGAACACCGGCATCGCACCCGCCGCAAACGCGGCCGTCAACCAATACCGGCTGCTGAGTGCGTAAATCACCGTTGCCGAGAGCGCGAACGTAAGGAGGATGTTCAACGGCAACCAGTACCCGAATGCGAAGGCGTGCACCGGCTGGGCGATCACTCCCCATACCACTAGCCGCCTAATGGACTTGGCCACGTCTGCTCCCGGCTGCGCGAGGTTGTAGGCCATAACCCCTGCGAACAACGGGAACGCCAGACGCCCTACTTCGCTGAGTCCAGGCACTTCGCCGCTATAGATGATCTTGCCTGCGTGATCGAGCGTCATAAACACGACCGCCAGCCACTTGAGGGCCTCGCGCGCGCCGCTGGTCATCACATTTCCCTCGTAGTGGATGCTGCCTTGGTTTCCGTGACATAGGGCTTGGACTCAGGGAACGAGCCGAGCGAGCGCGTTTGCTTCGTAAGCACACTACCCGTCAGTCCCATCGGCTCACCCTGCCCTACGATTTGCTGCGGCTGAGCAGGCTGCTGGGGCTGCATCTGTGGCCGGTTGTCGCGTCGCTCACGATACGGGTTGTAGACCGGCCCGTAGCGCGCCAGCGTCCGGCACTCGGGTTGACTAATGTCGTAAGAGGTGCCCTGTTCCGTGATGCACGTGCAACTGCCAGCTTGCTTCTTGCCATCCCCGTCCAATCCCTCCATGGACGACATGCAGACCAGCAGCGGATCCGCCGTCGCGTTGCGATCATCGAACACAGGTGCCGTCCAGGGCATGGTGGCGATCCGGGGCAGGTGGTCCTTGGCGTACTCCGAGGCTGACTGCCAGCGAGGTTGATGCGGCTTTGCATCGGACTGACCGGCGGACACAGGGGGCGCATCGGCTGACGCCGATTGCGCCCCCTCTGAGGACGACGTGGCGGCCATCGCGGACGGCTTGAGCATTTCGTATGCGAGATAGGCGAGAAGGACGGCAGCGACAGCCAGCGCCGGGAGCGCCATCACCTTCCATGGAATGCGCGGCTTGATCGTGTGGATCTCCGCCGACTTGTACTGCCCGAAGATCTGTGACGGCAGAAGGCGGGTGGTCCGCTGGGCAAGATCCCGCTTCGCCGACGACTTGATTTCCTCGTTCAGTTCGCCCCAGCGAAACACATCGATCATCTTGGTGCCGAAGCGACGCACCACGTGCGAGTGGGTGCCGATCAAACCCCGGACGAATGGATACAGCTGGTTAGGCTGCTGCGTAGTCCACACAAAGTCCAGGCCGCGATGCCGGTGTTCGGCAAGGTCAAGAACGTGCTTGGGCGTCTGCTGGCGGGTGGCGTCGTGCAGGTGCCCGAACCATTTCCACGCTTCGTCAACGAAGATGATCGCGCCGTTCGGAACGATGTACTCCCCTGCCCCATCCTTCTCGTTCCAGCGACGCGGATCGTCCAGCGTGGTTGCCAAGCCGTCCTGCAGGCCGTCGATGCCGCACGCATAGATCGCGCGCTCGCCGCGCTGCGTCTCTTCCACAAGGCGCTCCATCATGAGCGCAGTTTTGCCATTGCCGGGCTGGCCGGTGTAGAGCTCGATTGGCACGTCAGTTCCTCCGAACCAGCACGGCGCGTGCAGCGTTCACAGCGAACTTCGTGGCGACAGCAGAAACGATCATCGTGCAGGCCTGATCGAAGCGCATCAGCCCGGCATAGGCGATCAGCACCGCGCCCCACTCTCCGCCCGGCGTGCCGCCGCCGATGTGCTGCTGCATGTTCTCAATCCACGGTTCCACGGCGAACTCATGAGTCGCCCAGGCGATGCCGAGCCACGCCATGGCGGCCACAAGCCACGTCCCGAGTTGGGAGCGGAACAGCCATGCGATACCGGACAACAACGAGCTGATCAAGATGGGCATCAGGCGTCCTTAGTGGCAACGATGCGCAGAGATGCGAGGGCCGCAAGGCCCATCACGAAATACGACCCGAGGCTAAGCCAGTTGCACAGCGGCGCTGGGTCGAACTGGATGGTGGCGCCCATGACGTCAATGGCCGGAATCGCGGGGCAAGAACCGCCGCCCCAGCCGTATCCGGACGTGTCGGGTTGGGTGGGCTGGCCGGTCTGGCCGCCCTGCCATGCACCACTGCCCGGCAAGGTAGTGCCAGGGTCAACGGTGCCACCCGTTCCGGTCAGTGCGTTTCGGATGGCAACGAGGTCCGGGTTGCTCCCAGTGCCGGTACCGGTGGAGGCAGCGAGCTTTTCGGTGGCACACGCCGTCCGCCACTGCATCAAAAGGCTGTTGTATTCCATGGCGTCGCACTTCTCGCCCGTGCAGATCGGTGGGGTGCTGCACATGCCGCCCGCGATGGTGCGGTTCTTGCGCGTGTTGCAGTCAATGCGCCATTGGATTCGCGCTTGGCCGCACATAACAGGTGATCCGCTACACGTAGGCGGCTGCGTGCAGTTGTCGCCACCCGTAAATTCTTCGGCAGGCGTCTCGCCGGGTTCGCCGGGCTCACCGGGCTCGCCCTCCTCCTCATCGGGGGTGCCGTTTTCATCAGCGTCCTTCTTGCACGTTCCGTCCTTGCCACGGGCCTCACCCTTCGCGCACTGGCCGTCGCCCGGAAGGCACTTACCATCGGGGGATTTAATCTGCCCGGCCGGGCATTCGTTTTCCTTGTTCTTGCACGTGCCGTCCGCTTGCTGGACCTTGCCTGCCGGGCATGGCTCTGGCTTGCACTCGCCGAGCGAATTCGTGGGACTTCCGTCAGGGCATTTGCCATCGTCGGGTTCACAGGACGACATACCCTGATTCCACGAATAGCCGCTGCCGAACTGTGCTTTGCACTTCTGGTCGTCGTAGTCGTTACAGGTGCCAGGTATCGATGAGTACTTGCCGGTGAAATACCCGTCACCTGTGCTGAACCACGCCTGCCTGCAACCGGCGTTGCACGTGACAGATCCGTTTCGTGGCTTTCCGCCAGTAAGGTTGGTGTACGGGCCGTTCCAGTCAGGGCGTTTCTCGCACGTGAGGTCCTTGGGATAAGAGCGCGAGCGCGTTTCCCACTGAGGACCGGGGCTTGAACAGGGGGTCACATAGGCCGTGTAAACGCCAGCGCCAAGGTTTGGAGCAACGCCCGCGCACCAGGTGCCGGGGCTTGATGAATTCGAATAAGCAGCCTGTGCATTTGCAGTAGCCCATGCAGCCTGATTGGCCGCGCCCTGATCTGGGCAAGAGCTGCTGTAGATCGTTCTGGAATGAGAACACGTGGCATCCTGTGCGTGCGCGCGGCCAATTCCGAACGATGCAAGCAGTAACGCCACGATGATATATGCAGCGCGTCGGGCGACTGCGGATGCGAACACGCGCGCCAGCCAACGCATTAGTCGAACTCCACGAAGATGATCGCGCAGGCAACACACCACGCCCCAAGCCAGATCCACCCTTCCATCGCACGCCCCACAGTGTCCAGGTACTACAGAAAAGACCGGGGGGAGGGAGTCGGCCCTGCCCCCCGGTGGCCGTTACATGGCGCGACGCACCCACTTGTAGACCTTGATACCGACGAGGATCGTCAGCACGGCACCGCCGATGGCGGCGATGGGCGCGGCCGCGCCGTTGATGGCCGAAACCACGTCACCCACGTCCACACCACCACCGCCCGAGGCGAAGGCCGGTGCCGATGCCAGGGCGGCAGCGGAAACGGTGGCGACTGCGGCGGTCTTCCCCTTCAGGGCGGTCAGGAACTTCTTCATTGCTGTGTCCTCCTAGGACTGTTGGATTTTTTTGCGAATGAGCCGGAAGGTGTACGCCACAGCCCACAGGAGCGCGATCTTTGCCCCTATCAACTGCGCATCCTCAATGGGCAGGTCCGGCAGCAAACCCGGTTGAGGAATCCACATCACGGCCGTGCAGGTCCCCGTGGCCGTGTCCAGGTCAGATTCAAGGCACGCGGGGATCAGCACGGCCATGGTTTTACGCCCGGCCCGGCGCCGGAGACGGCGTCAGCAGGCGAACGCGACGACCGAATTCAAGGCCGCCGAATTTGTTGTTCTGCAACGAGGTCGGACACAGCTCGTAAGTACCGACCTTGTAGGGCTGCTGGTCGTCGTCCAGACCGATGGTGAACGGCAGCGGGAAGTCGTTTTCACGAATGACAGCTGCCTTCTGTTCGCGGAAATTGACAGCGGCTTTGCCGTCGCGTGCGGGGAAGCTGCGGGTGGTGAACGTTTCGGCGAGGATCTGAACTTTCATAGTGGGATTACCTTCCAAGCGATGGTCCGGCCGAATGCAAAGGTGACTCTCCATGGGGACGGCCAGAACTCCCCGGTGAGCTTGTCGAAATACCCGCCCTGGCACTTACGGATGTCGGCCTCAGTGCCGAGCGCATCACGTGCCGAGATGGGCGACTTCCACCACCGCAGTTCGCGGCGGGATTCTTCGTTGAGTCCACCGCAGCCATGTGTGCGGAAACCCTTGGGAAATTCACCAGCGGTGATATTGGTGAACTTGGAGGCGTACTTGGCCATGTATCCAACGGCGTTACGCGCCAGTTCGAACTTGCTCGAGCCGTGCGGCCACCAGCCTCGCGTATCGACCCGACCAAACCACATGCCCTGCGGAACCCACACTAGGAGGTGGTAGTGGGGCCATCCGCGTTGGGTGAGCTCGCCCACCCAGAGGTAACGGAACACCTGACCCGCGAGCCGTCTGAGCCGAGCGACAGTTCGATTGAAGTGGCCGCGCATGCGCTTAAGTAGCTCGCTAACGTCACGAGGGCCGCTACGGCTTCCGTCTCGGTAGGTGAGCGTGACCATGTACCACGCGCCACGGCGCGATCCTTTCTTCGCTTCTTGATCATGAAGGCGTGCACTCGTAATGACGGACTTCCGCATCCGCTGCGCCCGCTGTAAAAGCGGATCAATTTCGATGGAGAGACGACCGGTCTTCAACGCGGTGTCACTTGTTTTGTAATGGACAAGCCCAAGGGCCAGCGCTTCGCGCTGGCCCTCAGGGGTCAGCGCGAGCGGCGCTGCTTTCATGTATTCCGACAGGGACGCGCCAGAGGCGCGCTTGTGGCGCGAGACGCTTTCAGAGGCCATCTCGGTGCGGCGTGCGGCAGCCTGCATCTGACCCACTGACACATCAAACGCGACCAGCTGGGCGCTCGGCGGCGGCGGCATCGCGTCCAGGCGGATGCGTGCGTTCTTGCTGGTGCAAGCAACGCACAGCCGACCGGGGAACAGGTAGACCGTGGATTCGCCGCAGAAGGAGCAGCAGGCGTCAGTCACGGCGGATATCCGCCGACGCGCGGGCAACGAAAGCAGCGTCACGAATCACGCGGGTTTTGTCTTCCTCGCGGCGGTCCAGTACCCACGCCCCAAGTCGCGCCAGACCGATCAGCACGCAGGCCGCTGCTACGACGGCTACGGTGAACATCAGACCTTCCATGCCCTGCCCCTTGCCCCTAGCCCCTAGAAGACCCGCCAGCGGTCTAGGGGAGCTGCTGGCGGGTGTGTCTAGCGCTGCTAAGACACGGGCGCATGTATAGTTCCGCTGAGACACCACTGTCAAGGGGTACTAAGACGTGACCGCCACCAACGAACTGCTCGACGCCGTGCGGACTGCCGCAAACATCCCGTCCGACAACGTTTTGAGCCAAAAACTGGGGATCACTCGCGCCGTCGTGAGCGCGTGGAGAAAGGAGCTATACCCGGTACCGGATGAGCGAATTGCGCAGCTCTGCACCATGGCAAAGCTCGATGGGCCGACCTGGGCGGCACGAATCCATGCCGAACGGGCTCAGTCCCCGGTCGAGCGCGCCATGTGGAAATCGATGCTGGACAGGTTGAGCGCGGTCGCTGCGGTGATCGCGCTGGTGTGCGTCAGCGTGCCGGGGATCGCAAAGGCAAAACCCGTTGATATTCAAGGGTTTGCACGTTCCGACATCGCATATTCTGTATATTATGTAAGCCCCAAGCTGTGTTCGTAGGGAACGCGCATTGCACTCAAACGCTTCCAGCGATCCCCATGCTCGCCCCACGCCCTGG